AGAAGACCGCGGGAGAGAGTGGCGGTGGAACCCTCTGTTAAAAAAACGCCACCCTTCTTCTTCTTAATCATATCCATCTCCTCGGGTAGTCGATCTTGACGGCTGAAATTGCATCGTTTACAAGCAGCCACAAGGTTATCGGGATCATCGGTTCCGCCTCTTGCCACTGGAATGACATGATCGCAGGTATTGGCTTCGGCTCCGCACCAATAACATTCGAAGCCATCGCGCTGAAGGATACGCATTCGCAACTTCTTCCATGCAGTTGAATTGCTCTTACGCTGTGAGTGCATCGTCATCAGTAGTAATTCCGTTCTTGATGAAACGACCACGCTTTGCATGGCGTCTGGTATCTCGCCCTGATATAACGAAGCGTCCAGTCGATCTGAGTGAAGCCATCGAGTGTCCGGTATTTCTTGTTACGCATCTGACCTAAGCCGTAATGTGAGCCATTTACAGCGTTAATTCGCCATCTAGACTCTTTCGTGATTATCTTATTGAAACACTGAAATTCTTTGTAATTGATAATCCTTGAATGTGCATATAGTTTTAGCTGGTCGATCGATGTAGTTGCATTCGCTTCTGTAATTGCCGTTATTGAAAACGTGCCTATTAATAGACATAGAACTGGCACTAGATGCATTCGCTCTAGCGAGCGTTCCGCCTCAGCGGCTCGCTTCAAGCGATGACATCGTACTGATCGAGTCAAGTACATAGCAAGATTGTGGATAAGTTGAGCGTGCTTCTGGCGTGTTGTCCACAGGTTATCCACAGGCTTCATCTCTTTTCCTTATGAACTGAGTCGATATGGCTGACCAGCATTCGGCTAATTTCGGCTTGTGTAAGGAACCCATAAGCAGACAGTAATGAATAACCGCATGGACAGGAATACATAATCGGATCAATTTTGGGCATCGGCACAATCCTTCGAATGGTTCTTAATTGATACCTGCAAAATCGTAACTGCAACCAGTGGTCGTGCGCTATCGATTACGAACGTTTTACCGCAATCGCAGACGTGCTTGATTTCTGTTCTCACTTTGAACCGCCCCACCCTGAGCCTTTGAAGATCGCTGGAGTTGGTGTCCAGTTTCGCTTCATCGGGATCGTGCAAGTCGGGCAATAAGGTTCCCGAGCAAGCGTGTCAGTGATTGGTCGTTCCACTTCAATAACTTCACTGCACACTTCGCATCGATATTCATAAGTCGCCATCGATCAACCTTTCGTCAATTAATCCGATCGTCTCCTTTGAGCAGATCGTGCATTGGAGATGCTTAATGTACGCGGGCAAGTTATCGATCGAGATCCGAATGAGATGGATCGTCAATCGCTGGCACACTTTGCAGTTATAGTGCAGCGACGCCATGACTGCTCCTAAGTAGATTTTCTATCGGGTGCAAGTTGTACTGATCGACCCACCACGTAGGCTGTGTCCGGTGCTTCCATCGCGGGTTCTTAGCGATTGCAACTGGGATCCAGCCCTTGACGAAGTAATGCGGCGACTTTCCTGTAACCAGTACAGCGATGTCAGTATTGCGATCAGACTCGTAGATGATAAGTGATCCCATGTCGTACTTCGTCCACTTAACTTCGATGCGACTGCCTACATCTGCCGTCTCTTTGAAGCGTGAATTGCGCGGATCGAAGTCCTTAATTTGGAAGTATTTCGCCACTGCAAATTCAGCGCCGATTGACTCTGCAACTTGGCAGACGTATTCATGGAAGTTTAACTTCTGGTCATAGCGAGATACGTCGTCTGCTTTTGCTTTAATCCTGTCGATGCGTTCGAGTGCTGTACGTGCGCAGTCCCACTCTTCTTCGGCTGTTAATCGCATTTTCATTTGCAAGCCTCGCAGTACCAGAGTTCATTCGATCCCATAACTTTGTCGAACTTTCCGCCCTGGAGTTCTTTGAACATCTGGCATCTATCGCACCATTCGATCTTCGGTGGAATGACTTGATCTTTGATGACAGTGCCATCGATCTCAATGATGGTTCTCTCACCGGTTTCTAGTTTGATGATTTCCATTTCGCCCATCGCTACACCTGCGGCTTCCATTGACCATCGGCTGCTAAGACGTACCAGAGCGGTGTGCATTGAGTAGCCTTCGCCTTTTCGACGCATGAGTAATTCGCCCATGCTTTTCCATTCTTCGCTGATACGCCTTCGCGCCAGACACGATGACCATGAATGCACTTCGGCGCTTCTTGAATTAATTCACCGCCGAGCTGAGACTTAATTTCATCGATCGATGATGCGGCTGTGGCAAATCCATCTTCGCTGATCGATGTCGCCCACAGATCCACTTCTGGCTTCTCTGCAAATACTTTTGGCATTTGCTCGACTGCTTCCATGTTCTGCTTCGTTGGACGAGTCTCGCTTCCGAGTACCAATCCTGCGCAGCGTCCGATTGCGGACGTCGTAGTATCTTCAACGAACCATCGTTTCATTTGTACGTTGTAAGACTCAACTCTTCCAAATGCGTAGTCGATGCCTGCTGGTTGCTCGTCTTCGTAATGACGGTATATCCGACACTCGACCAAGATGTAGCCCTTGTCCGCGCTGAACTCGATGACGGCTGTGTGGATTTTGTTATCTGGGAATGTCTCATGCAGACGGCGAATGCGAGCGGCTACGTCCTCGTAGTTATCTAGAAAACTCATCGGGACTTCTCGATCTGCTTGCCGATGTTGATGCCGATAATCCGACCCTTTAAGTAGCCGTCCTTCTTGCCTCGGTTATAGCCGAGCGAGTAGAAGACCGTACATGATCCCAGTACGTACAGGATCGCCATTCCGATTTGCTGTTCTAGTTCCATTTATTGCTCCCGACGGAAGCAGATCGTTCGCCTGCTCCCTGCGTAGAGAATGACGGATCGAACTGACAAGGTCAAGAATTAGGCGTGTCTTTCGGCGTGTCGGGCTTAGATTTGTCCTTGAGTCCGTTCGACGCAAGTACGCCACCGAGCGATCCAGTTAAGAAGATTGCCAGTGTTTTAAGTAGATCGATGAATGCCGCATCGTTAGGCGCTTGAGCCGCGACTGGTTGAGTAACGAATATAAGTGCGTACGTGATGCCCAGAGTTACGATCAAGAACACGATCGAGAGAGTCATGCCGATAAATAAAATTAGCCGAGCCTTGATTTCCTCTGGCGATAATCGCCTCTGGTATCTAGGGCGATTTTGGCTGTGGCTTAATAATGTTTCCAAGTAGGTCTTCTGTGCATGTCCCTGTCGCTTCGCACTGCGGTCGTTTACATTCATCAAGTTCCCAATTCTGAAATTCTTGGCATGGATAACGTGTATAGCCCTGATACCCACACGCAGACAGTGCCAGAGATAGCCCTATCGCCAGCGCTGCCGCGTGTAGTTTTCGGATCACTTCCCAGATAACCCGAATGCTGAGTCTTTAGGATTTAGCCATCGCATGATGACTGGAACGACAGCGGCTACGCCTGCCATCGCAATCGACTTCGGATCTGAAATACCGGACATATAGACAGCAAGTGAAGCGGCGACGAATGAACGCGCCCATGAAGCGGCTAGTGCTTTTGCTTCTTTCATTTCTTCTTCTCCTTCTTCTTTAGGATTGTGAGTTTCGGTGTTTCCACCTTGACCGAAGGAAATTCGCCCTTATATGGAACGTATTTCGGACGACCAAATCCGACGACTTCTTTGCCGATGGTTCGTTCTTTAACCATCACCATTCCGCCGTTGCGTTGATCTCCCGAGCCTGAAGTGTTGCCTTCGATGGTTGTGATTGTCTTTCCATCGATGCCTACGACGATGCCGATATGCGAAATACGATCGACTCCATCATGCGGAAAATCCATGAATGCCATGTCTCCGATTGCTGGCTGATCGAACCACCGCGAAATTTCCTTGAATTTATGCGCTCCGACAGCAGTGGAAACAAGTGAATGAACCTTGACTCCAGCATTCGCCAAAACCCAGTTGCAGAATGATCCGCACCATGGCAAACCATTCGCCTTCGTAAATTCACCGTACTTCGTCAAATTGTCGCCCATCTCTATCGTACCGATTTCAGCTCGAGCGACATCGATGGCGTGTGCGGCTGTACCGATTGGATACGTCATGACAGAAGTAAAACGGCTTCTTCTTCAGTAATGCCTAACTTCTTTAAAAGGGCAACCTTAGCATTAGCCTTTGCTTCAATGTCAGCCTCTCTAGCCGCAACTTCAGCCTCGCGGGCTTCTATTGCTGCTGCCTCTTCAGCAGTTGCATCTCTAACCAAATCGTCAATTTGTACTTTGTAAGTCATTGTTGTGTCTCCTTATGAGTTCTGATAACCGTAAACGCGGATTGTTCCGCCGGTGCAAGCACTATCAAAAATTAAAGTAAATGCGGTGTATTGCGTTGTATTGCCCAAGTAACCTTGATAATTAGTAATTCCACCGCTTGCGCCGTTATTACCAGCGGCTCTGGCTGTGTA